CCTGCGGTTGTTCCCACATGCGGCATCCCAAAGGTGACGGCATAATAACTGTGACTGCTCTAGTAGCCCTCCTAAGAAGGCTACTAGAGCATTTGGGCTTTTATGCCCATTGGCCACAGGAACACGGGTTGTGACAGTTTTAGAAACTCTCTCACAAGATACCGGATGTTGGAGCGAACTTGCCTTGGCAACGATCTACTCGAATCCTGGCGATATTCCACAAGCATTGCATCGTGAAGGTCTATGACTCTTTCAACGACTGGTAGCTCTGGTTTAACAAAGGCACAACCACTGTGTTGCTCAGGTGTGGTCTTTAGGGGAAGTCGAAGCCGATGCGAGACAATCGCACTTGCTACCGCTAAAGCTAATTTACAATCACTGAGTAACCCCGATTGGGGAGAAACGAGCGATTTGGGTTTTGCGTTTACAACTGTACCGCGCCGAGAATCCGCACCTTCGCCAGCTTCCATGGCTATTGGTTCGACGGTTCTCGCGTTTTCCGCATCCATTGGTACACTATCCTTTTTTGATTATTGTTTCCCCTGAGTGGACATCATATCCAACTCATCTACTAGGTGAGCGATGTAGATTAAAACTGATCCAAAGGAAATTCAGGTATATATTACTTAGGTGAATAGGTTAAGTTAACTTGATCCGTTCACCACAACTATAGACCTTAGGAGGCCTTATGGGCGGTAAGAAACATCAGTGGGTAATTCTGTCAGAAGACGATCACCACACTACCAAGGCAATGCAAACAGGTTACGGTGCACTGGTCAAGAACCAGAGTTTCGAGCAAACCCGCGTTGACGGTAATCGGGTAACGGTGCAAGTCGGTGAGAGCATGTCCTACGTTCCCAACGTCCTAGTCCGGGAAGTCAAAGGTGGGTGGATTCTTGAACCCCACTACGCCGGTGGCCCCAAAGTACAAAAAGCTCTGAACGTCTAATCCAATTCAATCCTCAGAAGGAATGTAACAAATGGTAGTTAAAGCAGTTAGCACTAAAGACCTGGCCGATCACATCAACAAACTGATCTGCGATCGTTTCGAACTCCTGATCAAGCTGGGCGTCACCAGCGACATCACCATCGAGTTCACTCGCAGTGAGTTGCGTGAAGGCGTGACCAAGACTGACCGTATCAAAGACGTCAGCATTGCCACGATGATCAAGAAGCTCCGCCACATGGGCTATCACGTCCGTGGTGAAGAAGACGGTGAAGTATTCCAGGTTACCTTCCGGGTACTCGAGTACCTCACTCGTTCGGCTACGCTGGCAGAGATGGAAGAAACCAATGACTACCTCGAGGACATCCTGATGCGTCCTACAGTAGTCCGTGCTGCGAGTAGCGATGAATGACTGATACTCAAGTTCCAATCGAAGACGAACTGACTACCGACGTGATGTTGTTGGAGATCTACAAAATGTCTACGGGCAGTTTGACGATCATCATCAACGAACACCGCGACTACGGTCACGACATTAACGATGCGCTGGCTCACCTGCTGAATCAGGAAGCGATCGATACGGATCGGGTGGAAGAGTACCTCCAGTCCGATACCATCGTTCAGATCACCTCTAACGGCGCTACAGACGAAGAAGCGATAGACATCTACGCTCCGACTCTGGAAGAAGCCATTGGCGTGATGTACCTGACTCTCAAAGACGAGTGACGGCATAAAGAAGTAGGAGACCCCCTAAAGGTCTCCTACTCTGAGAGTCCGCGTTAAGAACTCTTTTTTTTTTTTGGCCTCTAGGCCGCCATCTTCTCTTCTGATTCCCACCAAACGTTACTGCTACCACCATCGTTCGCAGGACGGCCACCCACTTTACGGACAGAACGGTCAGGGCCATTAATGTCGTCAGGGATGTTACCGATCTTCTCGAACTTCAATACACAGTACAAATCTTTCTCAGGCGTGATCGTTACCTTACGGTGTTTACCGCGTTGGCAGGTTAGGAAAGACTCACCGTTGAATTTCTCAATGTGGATTGAGATCTCCATGTCAACCTCTTGGTCGACCGTCCGGCAGGAGTCGTAGTAACCCTTGTTGGCAATCTCCTGTACGAAGTTCTCGATCTGAGAACGTACCAGCTCTTTAGCCTGCGTAGAAAGCTGATGAGGAGTGATGAAGCAAATACCGCGAGGTGCGGTGAAGTTACGGAAGCGACGTACCAAGTCACGTGTCTCAAAGCCGTGGGGACCTTGCTGACAGCCGCGCTTGGAAATCATGTTCAGGTAGTCGAACACACAACCGTGTACTTCGTAGCCTTCCGATTCGTACTTCGCGATGAGGTCGAAGAAGTCTCGGTAGCCGAATAGGGATGGATCTACACGCAACATACGAACGTGGTAGCCATTGCCCATCAGACGAGCTTTGACGTATGCAGAAGCCTCTTTCTCGTCCACGTCACAGATAGCCACAGCTTGGCCAGTCTCGTTCTCTTTAATAGAGACATAGAGCTGCATGACGTTGTCGATCAAGTTGTTCTCCGCCGAGATATGTAGCATCAACGGTTTCTTGGACGGATCACGCATGTACGGCATGTTGTACAGACACATCTGTTTAAACAGGTTCAGTGTAAAGCCTGTCTTAAAGTTGTGTTGCAGTGCACCGAGCAGAATAAACTCCCCACGACGGAAGCCTCCTTGGTCGCCACACATTCTATTAATAGCCTGCCAGCCTGTACGAAGCACACCAGCAGCCGATAGCTCTTCCTGCGCCTGGTTCATCAGGGCCATCACAGCTTCGTCGTCATCGATGTCTACGGAGCCTACAATCGCAGGGTTCGATTCGATGGTCTGTACCGTAGCCAATGGCTCCAGTTCACCCATGACATCTTTAACGAAGTTCTTCCAGTCGATCGTGTGTGGAGAGAACAGAGCTTTCGCATTCGCCTGCTTAAAGATCTCAGTGATCTGTGCACGGTTCAGGAAAGCATTCAGTTCACAACGGAACTCCAACACCATACGCTTGAGCAGGTTCATGTCTTCTAGGGGCTCAGAGGCACCTTCGAAGGCCTGATACAGGGAATCCTCGTCGCCTACGTTTACACGTATTCTTTGAAGCAGGATCGTCCTGTCGTAATCCTGGGTGGGAGGATTTGAGGCCATCCACATTGCGGTGGTTCTCAGAGCCTTTAACGACTCACGTCCGCGATCAGCCTCCATAGCCGTCTCTGGGATACGGATAGTGGCCACAACCGAGTTAGCCAGGTCACTCGAGTTTGAATTGCGAGTCTCTAACTGGCTCTCTCGATACAGGAGTGTGATCACCTGTATCAACAAAAGTTTATCATCCATCACGGTTACCCTAACGCGGAGTTTTAAATGAATGTAATCTTGGTACCCCAGTGGCTGAAGCGCTCGCTGGACTACGCTAAATTGGATCTCTCAACCGTCAAAGACCTCGACGCGTTGATTGCTATACTATCACCCGAAGACGTAGCCAAATATCTGGACCTTCAACGGAACCGTGGTAAGTTGTTCTCTCCAGCTTTTGAACAGTCCTTCCCGACGCCGTATTGGATTGGCCCTTGTGCGGGTTCAGACAATAAGGAAGAAAAGATTTCGTACTGCTTGCAGTATTTGAGCGTCAAGAAACCAGCTACTGTAGTCGAGCTTTGGTTCGGTCGTGACGATGGTTCAACTGTCGAATACACCCTCGATGTAACACCGCTGGGTTCCGATACGTTAATTATTACACCTATGTTAGGACAGGCCGGTGCCAGTGCTTCTGAGAATGGAGCAGTCCTGCTAGATCGCATCGTCGGTCACTGGGTCATCGCTGAAGGCCTGGAGAAAGTGGCACCAACCGCATTCTTCAAAGAGTACTTATTGTCTATCAAAAGTACTTGATGTACGTAAATACGTATTTTATGTTTCAATGACTCTGCAATTGTTTCTGTGTAGATGTTTAATTATATAGCAGCTATAACCGAGACAGTAGTAAAGTCACAACTGGTCTAGGCAGCGTGCCGACTCCACCCCACTTGTACTTAGTCAATAAGTAAAGGACTTCCTGATATGTCATTCCTGAAATTCAAAGGCTCGGCTGGTTCGGCCCTGGGCAACGTTGTTTCTGCCCTGCGCGCGACAGTCGACGCACAAGGCACTCAGTTTGCTTCCAAGCAAATGACCACCAACCTGATCTCCATGGAATCCCTGGACGAAGGCGCCTACCACGAACTGGACCGCCACGCCAAAGACCTCGGCGCCCAGATCAAAGAAGCTTTCGCTGCTCTGCGTCCTTCCCTGGAAGACGGCGAAGGTGAAGGCGATGAAGATCTGACCGAAACTCAACTGCAAGCCGGTGCCATCGCGGCCATGGCTGCTGGTAACCCAGCCGAATACGCTGACGTCGCCATGCGCTCCCAAGCTGTAGCTGACGGCGACACTTCCGTCGTTGACATCGGTTCGAGCGGTGCTGCTGGTGTTGTTGACACCCGCGAAACTCCATCCCTGGAATCCTTCGACGAACGTGAGCTGGCCAAGTTCCTGCCTTACTCCATCGTCTTCAACGTGAAAGCTGCCGTACAAGACAGCTTCTCCGAAATGTGGTACCCGACCACTGTCGTTGCTCCTGAGCAAGGCGGTCTGGACATCACCGTTCGTCGTACCCTGGTTCACAACGCCATCCAGCACAGCAACACCGGTAAAGTTACCAACTGGAACCGTAAGAACCTGGTTGACGCTGCGATGGACCACACCATCCTGGCCGACGAATCCACTTCGCTGGTTCCGGTTGTTCTGGCCAACGGCTCGAACGCTGACATGTTCATCGACGACTCCCTGGTAGCTCCTACCGTGCGTCGCATCTCCAACGTTGACGTGCCTACTGCTCCACTGGCCATCAACCAAGAGCTGAACCTGCTGGGTCTGTCCCAACACCCTGGCCTGATCGGCGCTGGTATCATCGATCACACTGACGCGATCGACAACAGCATCGGCCTGGAAAAGATCTACATCCAGCTCGCTGATGGCGAAGCTCTGGTGTTCAACACCAGCCGTCTGGCACGTTCGCACTTCGTCAAGTCGATCGAAGGCGCCAACCGTGAGATGAACCTGAACTTCAAGACCTCTGACCTGGTCTTGGACAAGAACACTCTGACCACCGCTGGCGTTGCACCAACTCTGTTGGCTGCCATCGTTGCTGGTGAACTGACTGTTCGTCTGTCGGTTAACCTGAACGGCGAGTTCGACACTCAGCTCGGTAACGGCCGCGTTTACAGCTCGCCTGTAACCGTTGACTCGATCATCGACAAAGACGGCAACGACATCAGCCTGACCGCTGGCGCCGGTGCTCCGATCGTTGCTTCCCTGAAGCCAGCCAAAGTCGTTGCTTACGATCTGAAAGCTGCTCGTACCAACAGCAACCGTCGTACCCGTGGTCTGCTCCTGGACACCAACGACCGTACCTTCCGTTTCCACATCCCGCTGGGCGCGCCGATCTCGGCTCCTTCCCCTGCTGGTTCGAACCGTGATGCACGTGACCTGGAATCCCTGATCAGCGCCGCTCGCGTCCGTAACACCAACAACGCGGTAACCCGCCTGTTGAACTACGCTGAAACCCTGCGTTCCTACGCGGTCAGCGTTAAGCGTAACGATACCATCCCGGAAGTGGAAGGTGTTGGTCGTTTCCTGGTCAAGCCTTTCTTCGAAGAGAAAGAAATCGATCTGGAACAAGAAATCAACTCCATCCGCGACATGGACCGTGCTCAGGACATCAACGCTGTCCTGGTTAACGCCATCCGTGACGTGTCGTACCGCATGTACCGTGACTCGGGCTACCAGCCTGCACTGAACGCCGCTGTCGGCGGTTCGCAACAGCCGAAGCTGCTCATCGGTACTGACGTCGTTCTGCAACGTCACCTGATGGTCATCGGCGATCCGCGCACCTTCGGTATCGCGTTCCCTGAATACCAAATCGAATCTTCGTTCGACGGCCGTATGAAGGACACCATCATCATCTCCCTGACCCGTACCGGCCAGGTAGAAGGTATCGACCCACTGACCTTCGGTGTTCACGCGTGGATTCCTGAGCTGGCTTCCAGCATGATGGTTCAGCGTGACGGCGGTACTTACCCAGAGGCGATGGTGCAGCCGCGTAACCTGCACATCAACCACCTCCCAATGATGGCGATCATCAAAGTGAAGGGGTTGGATAAAGTTCTTACCAACAAAATCGTTCTGGCCACTCAAGAGCAGCCGTAAGCGAAAGCTTGCAGAAATGGTAACGCAGACGCGACTACCAGGACTGCGGTTGGTTAGACCACTCTAGACTCTCGGGTTTGGAGTGGGTCCTTTAAGTGGGGACTTGGGAACCCTCCTAGACCTTCGGGTCTAGGAGGACTTTCCTTTTTATGCCGTCATTTCACTGAAACGTATTTCAAGTGTATATTATCAAAGTGTACCATGAAGAGGATTATCGCGAGATAATAAGTTAAGAGAAGGCTTTAAATGAGTCAGTACCTCCACAACAACCAACTAATAAACCAACAAGCATCCCTGACCCAAGTTCCTGGCGTTCTGGATTTGGGTCCCGGTGCGCAGCTTTCCATAGAGAAGGAGTTTTATAACGGGTTCCGCAGTCCCGTTACATTAGTTGACCGTTCTGGAATGCCATTGGTTATTCAGCCTATGAATGTCAAGGCACTTAACCAGTTCATCGTCCGGTACACGATTAAGTACCGAGTCGGTGTAAATATTGACGTAGAACGCCTATCGAATGCGACATCTGAAGGAATGCGAGCACTCAGGGATGCAGTACTCTCTGGGAGCGTGCGACAACGGATGGGGCAGTGTTATGCCCAGGTAGACTACGGAGTTAACGAGAATGATGTTGTATCTTCTGGTGGGTCACTATACCTAGTAAACCTTGACGTCGTGGTCTCCACGATGCAAGGGGGTTATGTCCCTCACCATCCCTTCAGTGCTGAAGGGGTTCGTAATCGCCTAGTCGCAAGCAATGAAACAATCAACACTGCGGGTACTGTAGGGTACGCCATTCAGATCGTCGACAACGAAGATGTGTTTGGACCGCGTTATATCAACATTAACAAGGAGATCTTTTTAGTACAACCTGCGAAGGACCCTGGTCGTAACAGTGGGGTCTACCGAACTTCTACAGCTCCTGTGAGCCAGAAGGGAGGCGTGGGTGCACCTCGGTCGGATTACTTCACCTTCGGGGAGGCGGAGGAACTCCTGGGGCTCTTCAAGTCTTATGAGGACGCGTGGGTTCTGGGTGACATCGCGGCTGAGAGGAAACGGGAACTTGAGGAACTGGCGCAACATCTTAAGGAGACTCAACATCGCCAGAAGCTCGAGGCCTTGGAGCGCGAGAGGGAGTTCGAAGAGTGGAAGCGTGACATCGAACAAAGGCGCGTTACGGAGGAGAGTGATCGCAAGTCGCTTGAGCACAGATGGAAATTGGAGGAAGCTCGTATCAACGAAGCATCCGCAAGATTGAAAGAGGAACAAACTCGAGTGGAGCACCTGCGGAACATTGCAGCACTAGAGCGTAAAGACCATTACGAAGAACGGAGTTACGTGAGGAAAGATTCCTCCGAGTTCCTCAAATGGGTTCCTGCCATCGCCGCTGGATTTGCGGCCATCTTTCTAGCATTCAAGTAGTTGTTAGGAATAGAAGGCGTGTAACAAATGGATAACCACCTATTCAACGTCAAAGTTGATCAGGCTATACCCCGCATGAACGAGAAGGTCATGAAAGGCCTCGCTACGGAGCAAATGCGGGAAGTTGTACGGCACGTCGATGGGTTGTTCAGAAGTATCTCGAAAAGCTTTCCTCCGGGATTGAAATACGAGGGTTGCACACGGTGTCTCCCCCAAGAGGAGTTCAACGTGATCACACCAAAGCGGAGCGGGAAGCCAGTGTTTGACATTGCGCGGAACGATCTGTTCTTGATGAAGTATCGGTTCACGTACAATGGGGAACCTATGTACGAACCGCATATGTACTTGCCATCTGTGCGTCAGGCAGGTCTGATCACCATCCGTGCCAGTACTTTTGCTATCAGTCCAGTTTTGGCTGATCGAGCTATTAGCTACGGGGTTAACACAATCTTCATTCCGCTTCAGGTGACTAAACTCACCTTTGAACGGCTCGACCATACGTTCAGAATCTACGACGTCCAAGACGGCCTGGAATCGAACTGGAATGAAACCGCGAACGTGGCTTGGGCTACGGTCTATAATCGAAACCCTGAGAAGGGAGCTAACAACCGTAATCGCATTACGGCGAAACACACGATGGCACATTACTTGTTCAGCAAGTATGGCGTCACTCAAACATTTAAAATGGTGTCGAACTCGGATGTGTACGTGGGGTATCCAGACGAGATCAATTATGACATCTACCCGAAAGAAGAGTGGTTGATCTGTGGCTCTAAGCAGATCTGCCCTCGTACACTCAGGGGAGTGCGTCGCAGTGGCTATGTGGCAACAAACATCCGCATGGCCATTCGACGTACAGCATGGACTACCCAGAACATCGGTTTGGTGGCCGGGTTCTTCTACATTGCGGATCATTTCCCGCAGCGTGTGGAACCCGAGTTCATTGAGTCTACCCGATTCTGGCGTATCTTGCTGGGACATCTGATCTTTGGTTCCGACCAAAGCGAAGGGAAACTGGCAGACGAAATCGATAACCACATCGAATCCTTGGATGAATCCCTGGATGAGAGATCACGGCTCGATCTTCGTAGCGAGAATATTAACGCCAATGACATTTACCAACTGTTCGCGTTCATCATTGGAGCGCTCTCAGAGATGGTCATCCAGTCGGACAACGTCGAGTCCACGATGTACGACAAGGAGTTGATGGTATTGCGTTACGCTTTGTTTGATATTAACAAGGCAATCTCGCACTTCAAGTTCGCATTGCAGAAAGCAGTGCGTAAGCCCAAGATCAAAGAGGAGATCAACAATGCACTGCGGCGTAATCTGACCGTAGATGCGATCATGAAGATCAATCGACAGCATGGCGAGGTGGCAGGTATCTCCAGCCCAGGGGATAACATGTACTTCAAGATCACGTCGAACCTGGTGCCTCAGACGAGCGCTACAGGTAACGGTCGCAATAGTGGTAAGTCCGCTGCCGGTGATGCGTCCAAATTGCTGCACTCGTCCATTGTCGAAGTAGGTAGCTACAACAACCTGCCCAAGGCTAGCCCAGATGGACGGACGCGTATCTCACCGTACGTGCAATACGATGCAAGCTACCGCGTCGTTCGGAACGAGAAGTTCCGTGAGTTGATCGACGATGTCCAACGCAGAATCCAATTTACGAAATACGCTTAGGAATTCAAACGATGTTCCAATCTCCCTTCTTTCAACAGCCCAATCAAGGTCAAGCGTTTCAGTTCTCCCCGACTGTACCTGATCCACAGTTCTACGTTCAAAGCGCTCCCTACCACATCCCGTTCCGTAACAACCATCCTGAGATCGTTAACGGTTACGTGATCAAGATGTTGCAGGACAAAGCGCAGATGAACCCGCTGCGTACGTACATGTACAACATGGCATCGTCCAATGGGTGGCAGAACCAGTTCTTCGAAATGCTGGTCTCCAGCGCCGTAGTTCTGGCAGAAGCTCTGGCTGCTACCCAGTCAGCTCAGAACAACTCGCAAGAGCAAATCGTTCTGAACGCAGCTAACGAAGTTGTGAACTGTGCAATGGTAACGGTGGCCCAACAAGCTCCTGCTGTTAAGAACATGATGGGTCAAGGTGTCGACAATGAACTGAACGTCTTGGTTCAACGTCAAACTCAAATCGCTTCGCTGATCCAACAGGTGGCTCAGCAGCAACAAATGCAACAGCAACAACAGCAGTTCGGTCAGCAGAGCAACTTTGCGGCTGCTCAGCAACAATGGCAAGGTCACGCACCGCAAGGTAACTGGCCTAACCAGTCGGCTTGGCCTAACCGTCAAGCAGGACCAGCAGGCAACCCTGACATCAACTGGGGTCGCTACGCCAACACCCAAAGCACTATCGCTCAAGCCAATCAGGCCTATCAGCCTGCTGGTTCGTTCCAAGGACGCTCTGGCCTCAGTGCTGGGCGTAACCCTGGACAACCTGCTGAACCTGCACCAGCTCCTGCTCCACTGTCCTCTACCACTAACGCGTTCGCCAATGCTCGTAACCGTAGCAGCTCTGACTGGCCTAAAGCCAACCCAGCTCCTGCGGCTCAGCCTTCGGGTCGTGGTGCGGCAATTGTCGAAACGATGTTCGAAGACATGGGGACTCCTCCGATGGAAACCACCAACAAGCAACAGCAAGCCTTCGCTGAACAAGTTCGTCAGCAACAGCAACAGCAGCCACCGGCTGCACAAATCCAACCGGAAGCTTATCGCGAGGAACAGTACGAGAAGAATGTGTCCAACATGGACAACATTGATCCAGACCGTCCGTACGATTGCGTAGTGCTGGATAACGGCGTAGAGATTCGTCCTGCGCACAAGTCTGGCTGGGAACGCACCTGGACTCTGGAAAACCCTTGGCCTCTGGCCTTCAACCCAAACACCCACATGAAGTTCCATGTTCGTACGCCAAATGCTGACGGCACGTTCACGGTAAAAGAAGTGGTCAAAGAAATCACTGAGTCGGAAGCTGAGAAAATGGAATACCTCCAGAACGAAATCAAAGGTCGCAAGCCTTACGTCCTGGACCCAACCAAACGGGCAATGCCAGTGGACTGGAAAGAGGTAGGTGATCTCGCCAAGCCTCAGGTTACGCTGGACGAGCTGGATGGGAAGGAAATCCCAGTGGAGAACCCGGAAGTGAAGATCATTCCCGAAGAAATCACTGCACACTCCTTCGAAGAGGCTGAAATCAAATACCTGAACGAGGTAATTGGTGCTGGCTCTGACAACTTCGAGGGTAAGGTCCGCGAGTACTACTACCGTGACATGAAACCTGTTCAAGTCGATGCGCCGATGATCGGTGTGATGATCGAGTTGGCCAAGAAGACTACACTGGTAGGTGTTGCCAAGTTCCTGCGTGACCACCTGGAAAACGACAAGATCACTGTTCGCCTGTACAACCTGCTGAACCGTGACTTCACCAAACTCACCAACCAAACGCTGTCGGTTAACCTGGGCTACGGTCCTAAGCTGGAAATCGAGGACTTTGTCAACGACATCGAAGATCTGGGCGATGCACTCATGGAAGACAACATGGGTCTGCTCTGGACTATCCTCAACAGCGAACGTGCTGATGAAATCATCAAGGCAACTACCAACATCCTGAAAGGTGATGAGTACTGGGACTACCTCACCAAGCTGGGCAAAAACATGACTCGTGAAAACAAGGCAGAGATCAGCTCCGTGTTGGCTCGCTACGAGTTGGTCTCGGTAACTCACGTGCCGTGGGTACTGGACGTGTATGAAGATGCAGCACAAGTGCTGAAGGCTACTGACAATCCGCAATTCCACGCGGCAATGGTTGGTCTGCTGGAACGCACTGGTAAACTGGAAACCAGCTTCGCTCGCCACTACATCGTTGACATCAACGAACGTATGGTAGAAGTGCTGCCTGGTTACCTGGGTATGAACTCTGTACTGGTTCGCTCTGTAGCGATGTAAAACACGGAGGGGGGCTTCGGCTCCCCTCTATGCCGTTTAGCAGGCGGCATAAAGAAGGGGCTGCTAACCCCTTCTTTTTTTTTTGGTTGTTATGCCTTTGGTTCGTTGTCTTTACGGGCTTGCTTGGTCTGATCCAAGAATGCCGCTAGGGAACTGTTGGCTGTATCAGGAGCACCTTCGTCACCGATGTCCTCATCTGAGTCGCCACCATTGTCATTACTACCGTCGCCACCGGCACCGGCTGCGTCTTCAGCATCAGCGTCGTCTACATCCAGTGATTCATCATCACCACCGGACTCGTCGTCACCTTCGCCAGTATCGTCACCGCCATCCATGTCACCACCCATGTCGTCTCCGCCGAAACCATCATCGCCGAAGTCGTCATCACCACCTTCACCGCCATCGTCTCCGTCACCGGAGTCATCGCTGCTGGTATCCATACCACCACCGCCACCACCTACTTCGATATGTTTATCGGATTCGATAGCTTCGGTCAGCTTGTTGCGTTTATCGACGGACTCAGCCACTTTGACCATGTAGCCCTGGATGCTGGCTGCAATTGCGTCAATGTGAGTAGTGTGTTCAGACAGCAAGTCAATCATTGGGTGATCGTCTTCTGTGAACGTTACGAGTTCTGCCAGTTCTGGGAGGACGTTGTTCTCACGCATCCACTTACGTTTGAAGTGAGCCAAGATAGCTGCCTTCACTACGTCTACGGATTCTTGCTGGTCGCCCATCGCAGTACCGTCGAGGAAGTCGCTGCTGAAGTAGGCTTCCAAGCACTTCTCCAGACCTTCAACGTACTTGTCGTAAGCTTCCATCTGACGTTCGAGGGTAATCGAGTCAGGACGTGGGAGAGACACTGCCAGAGAGTTGATGAACTCTTGGATGATTGCATCAGTCTCAGGAGCTTCCTGACCGTCTTCCACTTCGATCATGTTGCGGTTGGCTTCTACAACCTTGCGCAGCTTGTCGAGGAGGTTGCCGGAGTTGAACACGTACTTACGGATGAACTCACCCAGCAACTCAGTGAAGAGGTCTTGGTAGAGCATCACACGCTTAGTGAGCAACAGGTTGGAAGTCACGATGGACGTAGCGAACTCAACGTTGTAGCCATTGTCCACAGTTTCAGGAGACAGACCCAACGACATCAGGAATTGCTTCTTGAGGTTGTCTTCGAGGTCAGTGTCTGGTTTGGCTACCGAACGCTGCCGGTCTTCTACTTCCATGCGGGTTTCTGGATACGCAGGAGAACCCTGAACGTTCAAGTCCACACCAGCGTTTTGCAGGAAGTTCACAATGTCCACAGGAGACGAGGCACCCAGTGGGTAGGAAGCCTGACGTGTCTGAGTGTAGTTGTGAACCAGTTTCTCTACAGTCGACGACGGATCTGGGTCAGTCGGGTCGAGAGTAATGTTGAGCCCAGTGTGTGGCACCGAGTTCTTGATAGCCGCCATGGTGTTGGACAGCATCATCATTACACGCAGAGAAGCCAGGATCTTGTTGTCTTCCAGCAAGGACTTACCCACGCCGAAGCGGTTGTAGTCGAATGCGAAGTAGGTGACAAGTTCCGCAGGTACGAACAGCAACTGGGTAGTCATGTTCGCAAAGGTACGCGCCAGCATGATCCGGTACACTTCCAACGGACGAGAGATCTCGATGTTGTCAGCGTAGATACCGTTACGCAGACGAGCCACCAGATCTTCTTCCACGAGCTGTGCGTAGATCCGAGTAGCTTCCTCAGTGTCCACGTCAGAACGTTGTTGGTAACCTTCTACAGTCCGCTGACCTTGGGAGATCAACTGAGACGCCATGTCCTTGTTAGTGGTCATGTTCATGTTCAGGTCGTTGTAGTACTCAGACCTGTTTGCCTTCACCACTGGGTTACCAGTCTGGTCAAGGATCACGAAGTAACCAATGTGTTCGTCTGGAGAACCAGGAACGTGCACAGGGATGATGGATTCCGAAGGCAGACGCATTACCAGAGGGTGACCCACAGTAGCGCGCTTGATCTGGTCTTTGGTCTTCATCGCCACAACAGGACGAGCAGCATTCAGACGAGGACGGTAGAACGACATTTCGATGTCATCACGCGTCACCTCGTTGTTCGACTCCATACCGAAGCCACGCGACTTGAACGTGTTAGCCAAATGGCGACGACGTTGCAGTGCTTGGACGAATGGAGCTTTCAGTACGTCAGGGTTGTCCGACACGGTGATCTTGGTATCGAAACCTTTCTTCACCAGTCGTGGACGCAACATACGGAAGTTCTGGGTGTAGTACTGACCCATGTCTTCCATCGAGACCTTCTGACGGGAACGAGGAACAGACTTACCGTCTTCAAACTTCGAGTCACCCAGGATGCCGATGCTGTAATTGAACAGACCAGCAGACGCTTGACCGATGTCTTCCATCGAAGCGTTAGGGCGATCGCCGTTGATGATTTCATCCACCGAGGACTCAGGAATGATCAAGATCGGGTAGGAACCCTTCTTAAACAGAACGTCGGACAGAATCTTCGGCAGTTGGGGATCTATTTTATAGACTTTGGTGAAAAACTCCTCCACCACGGCCAACATTACCCCGGTGATCTCTCCCTTCAACGACGACTCGTTGCAGAGGTAGTTCAGCTCTGTAGTGACCATGTCTTTTGGAGACAAGATACTACTAACGAGGATCTGTTCGGCCAGTTCTGTATCCGGCAACATCTGGTACAGGTTGGCTGCATCAGTGACGTTACCAGCGGTAGTGTCCGAGACCTTGTTGAGATAGCCCGCAGTGGGCATGTCTGCGCCATTACGGTTATTCTGACCGGTGTTCGCTTCCAGAGCGTCCATACCACGGCGCACAAGTTTATTGACAACAGCCGAGGCCAGGGGACGTTTCTTGAACAGCGGCATCTTTTCGAAGCGCCGCTTCTGACTATCTAACCCGAGTAATTGCATTTGGTTAGAGTCATAATCAGGACCAGACATATAACCACTCCTAGTGACGATTAAAGAAAGTTGATTTGGAGGACCGTGACGTGTCCAACGCTTACTATAGACTTTACGAGGACTCCGTCCTTGCGATGGCGAAAACGATTGTCATCAAGAGTGAAGCGAGTGCTAACGCAATAAATACAGGTCTATCCGAGGTCCGTCCGGTACCGTTCGACGTCGACGTTGACGATCCAACTACGTGGAAGTACTACCTGAATTTGGCTGGGCGTTACCACCCGTACGACAAACCGATGACAGTGATGTCTATTGAGACTCGTCAAGAGATCTCCTTCGACATTGAATCGTTAGCGATCCACACTGACACCCGACGTGCCTACGCATTCGGTACTCGCTATTACAACGAATTGGTAAAACGATTCCCGGCTCAGGAAGACCTGATCCTAGGTATCTTGAATCCAGTTGATCTGCAAACCGCCATTGATGCACCTGACGGGAAGATCCTCTGGATTGATCAATTCTTAATTGAGGAAAACGAAACAAACCTGGTTGACCAAATCCAGGAGAAGATCTACGCACGCCGCACTCGATGGGACGTGGCTGAATACGTGAACGTTGATGACTTGTACCCAGCAGGTCAACTGCTGTTGCAAGCACTGGAACTTCCAGTAGACATCATGAACGCTCGACTGGCTAACTGTAAGACTGAACAAGTCCACAGCTTCCACATTCGAGAGTACCTCGCTTCCCACGGACGTCTGGATCAGTTCATGTCTCACATGAACAAAGAACAGATGTTGTTCTTCTACCGCAACATTCTGTGGATTCAGCGCAACGCTGGTAAACAGGAAACGTTCGACTGGTTAGTCGATCGGGTCATGACTCTGCGCAAGCTTCCGGTGGCAGAGTTCAATTTACATCATAACGTAAGTGACCAGCCCGACAACTTGTACCCGACCATTGAAGTTAAGCGTCGTGACCTGACGCGGATGGCGAGTGGTAACCCAGTTGACACTTGGACGGTGGAAGGGATCGTTCAGCGTGAAGCTGAAGTGGCACCAGGAAACTACAACGAAACTGATCGTGAGATCCGTCGCGTTACTGACCTGATGAAGAACAGTCCGAAGAACCGACTCAAGACGAAAGTCCTCGAGTCCTCAGTCGTGGATCGGAGTAACGATTACGCACTGACGTTCTCTGACGTGTTGCTGAACCACTGGATCTACTTTGCTCAGGAAGGTTTGTACGAGACCATCATCGCATTCGACAACCCGCTTACCGGCGATCAGTTGTGGTACAACGCGAAGGATGCCTTCATTCTGTTTATCTACGCTCTGAACAAAGCGCTGGGTCAAGACCTGCCGTACGTTCCGAATCTGGATGCTGTTATGGTGCGGAAGCGTAAGCTCCCCACACGTGCAGACCTGCGTAAGATTACTGAAGAAGAACGAGTCTCTGACAAGCTGCTGGATGCGTTGTTACATGACCAACCAGTCTTAGAGCCGGTGATCTCGGTCGATGCGTTCTATAACAAGTGTGTGGCGATCCACGCAGCTTGGCGTGAACACAACTGGCTGTACACCACTCAGGAACACCACGTCTCTCGCGGTCAGGCTGAAGCTGCGGCTAACCACCTGTACATGAACAAAGAGTGCAACCTTGCGGATAAGATTCCGTACGACACTTGGTTGCGTGATCACCAGATCGATACCTCTGAGTTCTCCAAGGCTGAGTACGAGTTGCTCTACACCAACCTGTTAGCTTTGGCGACAGGCACCAGCTTAAAGGTCACAGTCTCTCTGGACGAACTCCAGAAGGCAATGATTCGTCTGTTGACACAGCTCAGTAGTTACACTGTTCAGTTCATCCGTGAGCTGCGCGGTACGAACATGATTGCACTGAACTGGTCAGCGATTCGTCAAGGTGACACGGCTGGTAAAGGTGAAGGTGGAATGTACCTGCACTCCTCGAACGTTTATGTTCAGGGAATGGATGGTACTGGCAAGCACGTTGACTCGACCACTCTGGATGAAGTGACGTTCACTGCTACTAACAGTGCGATTGAAGGACACGCCGACGGCTACGATCCTACAGTTGACTTTGGTACTGATGCCTACACTCGTTACAGCCACCGCATGGTTATTCCTACCGTGTATCTGTCGGTGCCGGAAGTTAAGGTATTGGATCTTGATGACATCATCAACAAGACACCGGTGCCTGAATACCTGTACCCAGAGAATCCTCCGCACAACATCGGCGAATACAAACACATCAACACTGTGTTGACAGCCTTGGGTGGTTTCGACTATCGCCCAACGTTGGAAGTACCGCTGGTTACGTTGCAGATCAATGGCTTCGAGTACTCTCCAGTTGACGACGTAGCACTGAACCTTCAGCACCTGAATGGTTTCAACTACGGACCAGTTCCTGTGCCTCCTCTGGACACAGATCCGAATCTGGATGGCTTTGACTACGAGGACTTAGGTCTCGACATCGACTTGGTACTGGATCAGACTGGCTTTGATTACGCAGTCCCAGAGAACCCGATAGATGTAGAGACTGAGCTGACTGGCTTCGACTATGGTGCTGATACCACACCAGTGTTGCAGTTGATCAACGAGATGCCTGGGTTCGATTACCCAACCAATGCTAAGCGACTGAACCTCGTTACGGTAATGGATGGATTCGAATACCCTGAGCCTCCGACTAAGCTCAACCTGAGTAACCTCGAAGGGTTTGACTATACACCGTTTGAGGAAGAGCAGATTGCTCTAGCCGCTACGATGGATGGTTTGGAATACGGTGCTCCACCTGCTCCGTTGGCGCTGGCCTCGGATCTCGATGGTCTCACCTACTCCAATAAACTGGCCGACATGGTTGTATTCACTCGTCTACCAGGCTTGACCTTGAGTCAGTCTTAAGTTGTTAGTGGGTTCCACACATTCTCTCGGGGGTGTGTGGACCCTTTTCTTTTTTGCCTGTAAGGAGTGAGGACAGTGCTTGACACTATCGGTCTTCTAAACTTGACTCCTACCAAAGCTTTACTTGAGATTGCCAGTTTCCGTAACGGCGTAACCTTGCGTGATGACATCATTGACATCCGTGACGTGACTGCCCTCGTGGGACGACAGACTCAGGTAACGTTAAAGGTACGCAAGAGCTTTGACCCTTTTGCACCCGTACCTTTCTCGGGGGAGTCGCTATTCATTTACAACCGGTTGGACCTTGGGACTTTCTTCGGGGGCGTTAAGGTTAACCTGACGTTAGACCTACCAACCACCACCAGTCACTTAGTGGACATCTTGGGTGCAGAGTACGGCTACGTATTCGACTCAGATGACTTCTACGAGGAGATCATCACAGTCTCCAATGCTCACGGCTACAAGCTGCGTGCTACTCCACGTTCTTTACGTTGGGTCGGTGAGTTTGCGGTAAACCTGTTACCTCGTGACGATCTGGTTACGTTGGCGAAGATCACTGACTTGGGTGGCCTCGATGTAGTGGAGAACCAAGGACGGACTTTCGTAACGCATGTGAAACCATTCACTGATGGACTGTTCTACGGTAGTTACCTGAAGACCGTACGTAAAGGCCCAGTGACGGACACGGCGAACTTGACCAAGTATCTGGACTCGATCTACGGACACCTCCCAGCGGGCATACAGGGCCCGTGGAAGTCCTCGACTACGCCGGGACCTCGTAACTTGTTCGGGGCTAAGGTTAAGTACAACGGACGGGTGGAAGATTACGGAGTGGTGCCTTATAACGCTGCTTCTACTAAGGTGTTGGTGATTGAGCTGTCGCCGACGTACTGTACAGACCTCGCCGGTGATCTGGTGATCTACTACAGTTCGAGGATTCCTGTGATCCTCCCTGAGTTTCCGATCGTGTACAAAGGGGTGCCTGAGTTACTCAACTGGGGTCAAGCCCATGGCCACAACTTCCCTACGGAGATCACGTCGTTCCCCACGGACTTTGAGTTCACGGTTAACAACGCCAACGTTGCTTTCCTCAACTCGATCTTCAACCAAGAGTCTGCCACTGGTGAGGCTCGTTGGAAATGTGTGAACCGACAGTCTCCAAACAACCTGTTCGGTGCCAAGGTGATCTTCAACGGTTTCAACCGTAAGTATCCTCAGGCTTACAACCCGTTCATGGGGTACATCTGGGTGGTTGAACTCAATGACCAGTACTGCACCAACTTGCGAGGCAGTCTGATGATCCACTACAACTTGAGTAAACTGTGATGCTAGAACTCAGTGAAGTATTGAAAAGCACCGGCAATGAAGTGCTGGTAAAACTGTTCCAAGACTACAACGACCACTACCTCGAAACCGATCACTTGGATCTGAGCTATACCAACCAAGGTCAGTCGGTGACGTGCACGATGACGGCTCGTACCACAGCGCTGTCAGGCGTACCGGGTCGTTACAAGGGTGTCGTACCGTTGACCTACAAGCGGGCTAACGTGACTACCCTGTTGAATGGTTACGTGGAGTTTACCTTCACAGCGATGTTCCCGTTCAGCTTCTCTACCATGGCGGCTAACCTTAAGGGTGCGTACGGTTTGGTGTTGGAGCCACAGGACACTCTGATCCCTAACACGACTACCCCGATGACTGACCTGACGATGATCAGTGAAGCCATGGCTGTTGGTGGTGTGGTGGAGTTCAAGATAGCTGACAAGTCTCCACGCTTCTTACCGAAGTCGTCTAACGGTGGTTCGGTATTCGTTCGAGTGGTTGATCCAAACGGTGGTGAATTGGCGTTCCTGTCGGGTACTCGTGACCTTGGCAACGTGTCTCTGCTGGATGCTTAAACGTAGAGGAGGGCTTCGGCTCTCCTTTATGCCGTTCCGTAGAGATATACTGTGTACTGGCTTAATTTAGTTGACCTAGGTCGGCTTGTAACCTCTCGTTGAAAAGGTTCTTTTATGAAAACTATCACTCGGAGTGTCTGGGGTTCCTCCTTACAGACTTCTCTGCTGCTGGGTCAGCTCCCCACTATCCTCGAACACACCACCCTGAACGAGAAGTTCGGCATCCTGGCCGACGAAGAACTGGGTGATGCTGAACGTCCTGCTATGCGTTACTACTGCATTGGTAACGGTGGCCACAAGAACATGGTAGGTGCCGATGGAGTTCCTTACACTTCTCCTCTCCCACACCGAGCTTCAGATGCTGCTCTGTATCGACACTTGCCTTTTGTCCTGCGCCGTGTTGATAACGACCTTGATGTTGTAGCCCGTTCGCGTTACGGTCTGCGTCGTCTGGAAAACATCGGTGGCGTGAACTACTTCGCGTACTACCTGAAGCGTATCTCGATGGCTGACACCCAGCCTCAGATTACCCACACCATCGTGGACGGTGACCAGAAGGAAACGGTTCCTTACGTTCCTAACCTGGCCAACCTGAACCCGACTCCTCCCGCGATGTCGAACGAAGGCGTGTTGACTTCCACTGGCGACTACCTGTCGACCTCTCAGATCCTGACCCTCGTGTTCAGTGCTGAAGACGTGCTCGAGCTGATCAACGCTTGCCGTATCAAATACGACAACGAAGCCTACGCCGTGATCTCCGAGATCGGCATGGTGACTGGCGTGGATCGCAACGCTCAAGTACAAGGTCCAGGTAACACTCAGTTCAACATGAAGGAAGTGATCACTGCACAGATCGCTAGCTTCATCACCACTCACCACTCCGTGGCCTTCACCAACAAAGGCTTCACTCAGGACATCGAACTGGGTGCGACTGAGCCTCTGCTGACTGACGCCAACTACGTGAGTGCCAACAACGGTTGATCCTTGCTTATGTTGTTTATCCCAGAACACAGTCGGTACTTCAGGGTTGGTTCTATTGACCCTGGTACAGACACCCTAGGTACTGCTGTACATGATGTAGACCTCTACAATGGAGAGGTGATCTTGCGAGATGCTACCACTCTCCACGGAGAGCGCAACAGTCGGCAGTATCCTGGTGTGGCTGAAGTACACGGGAACCGCTGGGCTAAGCTGCATTCGCATCAGATCGAACTGTTACATTGGATGCAATACTTTCAACCCAACGCGCTGATTTGCGAGTCACCGTTCTTGGGAAGATTTCCGCAAGCATTCGAAGCATTGGTGGAATGTAAGACGGCTATCCGTCGAGCACTGTATCAATACGATGTCACCATGCCTCTCGAAACAGTTGATCCACCATCAGCAAAGATTGCTGTTGGGGCACCCGGTAAAAGTAAGAAGAAGGAAGAAGTCCTGCAAGGCATCCTGCGTCTGAAGAACTACCGGAACGAATCAGGGAAACGGATCGAACTGTTAGACGAACACTCCACTGACGCAATTGCCGTGGGGTACTACAAGTGTCTGACGTTGATCAACTTCGTTAGGGGGTGGTGATAATGGTTGTGGGAATCAAAAAGAGCATTCTCCACTTGCTGCTGATCGGTTCTGTACTGGGAGGGGTATACGCGTACATGGACCATACAACCTTAGCTATCAAAGAGGCCGAGAAACAGGTCGATGGGGTTAAGGCAGATCGGGAGCGGTTGGAGAGTGAGGTCAAGGACTTGAAGGAACAATCCAAGATCGATAAGGAGACTACTTCAGACCACAACAAGGTGTAGACCATATGAACATCGGAGGTGCTCTGGGTACCATCGGTAGCCAAACCATTGGTACCTTTCCGTGGGGAGAGATGGTTGCAAAGATCTGTAACTTTCACCTGCCTGAAGATAAACAAGTAGCCTTAACCGACTCAGGTTCTGCTGTCATGGAAAAGATCGTAGCGATGGAGGATAAAACCCAAATCGCTATTCTGACTATGGACATCGGTAACTTGGAAGGCGTGGACTCAAGCTCATCCCGTGGGGTGAACGTTATGAAAGCCGGTTCGGTGATCGTGGCGTTGGCCATGGTGGTGATTGGGTGTTACGCATCCTACGACCCGAATGGCGCAGCTTGGGACAAAGAAACACTTGCATCCGTATTTGAAGTTGGCAAGGAATTGATCCAAGTTCTTTTAGGAATGTAGGGGCATAACGAGGGAGGCCTTTTGGGCCTCCCTCTATGCCGTCACAGAATGAACTGTGCACCACGCTCGAACTTCTGTTGCACCTTAGCCGCACATTCGCCCTTCGTGATAAACCCGTCTTTATTCAAATCCAAACCACGGTTTTGGAAGTAAGCCGTAGGTTTCTTGACGGTATCAAAGAGTACATAGTCTTCCGCTTTACCTACTGCGACCGGATAGAGAATTCTCATGTAGCAATCGGACAGAGTCTTCAGCTTACCTTTGTACGGTTTGAAGAAGTTGTAGACGTACTCCAGTTGTTCCAGAGCAGTCATCTTCAGCAGAGCCTCGACCGTAGTGCCAGCATCTTTAGCCGCAGCATCGCCGAACTGGATCAGACCGTAGTAAGGAGCACCAGCGCCGTTCTTGATCGTCGGTGAGAAGGTTTCACCCGTCTCGAATGCCATACACGCCATCAGCCAGTTAGCGCCCTCTGTGGGCATCTCAAGAGCTACAGCGATGTCACGCACACGAATGATGAAAGCACGATCAACCTTCTTGGCCCAGATAATCCGAGTAGTGTCAAACGGTGGAGTCACCACTTTCTCTCCTCGAGCCGCAACCATCGCAGCCTCAGACAAAGGACCCCAGATACCATCGACTTTACCAGTGTAGAAGCCTCGGTCTTTTAACTCCTGTTGCTTCTTCTTGATCTCGCCTTTGTTTTGCACAGCGAACATATCAAACCCCTGAGAACATGTAATCGTTAATCAACGACAGCCGCAGGTCATCCTTGACTGTCGGTACATAATGTTGCAGGAACGACGGCAAGATATAGAGATCACCCTTCTTCGGGAACACCGAGTAGGGAGCGAAGTGACCATCACGGATCGCTCGTGGATAACCACGGGAAGCGTTACCGCGTGGGTCGAAGATCATCATGCCTGATTCGTAATCGTCAGGGTAGAAGATCGTGGTAAAGCCAGTGCTACCGTGGACGTGAGGAGCCAGGTCTTCGCCTTTAGCAAACCACTTGCCGAACGTGTCGACAGTGAATTGAGTCAGGTCGAAGTCCATCGTTTGTTTGACGAACTCCTTCACCAGATTGGTAACTACACGATCACGGAAGTCGCACAGAGCTGGGAACTCTTCGGCGGTGACTTTATACGGAGTGGTGGACTCCTGAGGAGACAAGCTGTGGAGCGTCAGGATCTCAGCAGCGATAGCATCCACGTTACACATGTGGGACACGTTACCTTTGAAGATAGTCGTGTTCCAAGGTTGAATCAGTTCCATAATTAGCGCTCGTCAGAGAAGTAGTATTCACACAACATAGAAAGCCGAGTGTCCTCTTTGACGTGGGCTACACTGTGTTGTACGAAGGAAGGGAAGATCCAGAGGTCACCTGCTTCTGGAGAGATCAGGTGTGTACCGAGGAACTTGTTACGGATCGGTTTGGGATAACCACGACACGCATTGCCCCGTGGGTCAAACATCGCCAAGCCTGAAGGAGACGTCTCAGGATAGAAGATGGCCGACACTTGAGAACCGGGGTGGTAGTGAGGGAACAGGCCTTCACCTTCACGGAACCACTTAGCGTTGGTCTCTACACGGAAACTACCCATGAGGTAATCCCACTGCTTAAAGACGAAGTCCTTGACCTCGTGGTCAATGATGTCCTTGCGCAGATGCACGATGTTCGGGAAGGTGGAGTAGTCATTGACGAATCGCTGATCCCCGTCTTCCTGAGCCATCATCGCTAGAGTGCCGATCTCATTTCTGAGAGCTTCCATGTCCAGACAGTGACCGAGGTTGATGTGACCAATCGGTGTACGCCATGGTTCAATGATTCTCATAACTAACCCCCTAAGGTTTCACGGATGCCTTCTTCAGTACATTCCAAACGGAAGTACTCCACGGTCTTCGGTGCCCAGCCCATCTCTTTCCAGTTGTCGTGACTCAACACCCACTCGAGCAACTGGTCGTAGATCAGGGGATGGTTGTCGTAGGTCTGGAAGTATTCGTCCTGCCCTAAGAACAGCTCCGGGTCACGCAACGAATCAAACGGATTGATTGCGTAGGTTTCTTCCAGCAGCAAAGCGTAGATCACAGCCACAGCCATCGACTTCGCTGGATAGATCAGTGGGAACGAAGCTTCACGGAAGTAGTGCTTAGCATTCTCCAGTAGCTCTTCGTCCAACACGATTTCCATCTTGGCAAAATCGTCAGGATGGTCTTGTACAACCATCTGGTACAACTCTTGGTATTGCTTGTGTGGCAGGTCAGACATTACATCCCTTCCTCTACGAGAATCAGATCCCAACGGTTTTTAGTCCCTGTCAAGCAATCGTCACGTCCCACCAGTTTCATCACCCGGTGTACGTCACCACGAGCACAGTGATCCAAGAAGCAGCAATCGCCGCATGATGGATGGTCTGCAAACTCGACAAGGTTGTCGTAGTATCTGTGTTCTTTGTACGTTAATACGGACTCCGTAGTCCATGGTTTAGGTAATTCAAACGCTGGGTCGAAGATCGGTAGGTTCTCCACCAGCACAGGGGTACTGTAAAGCTTTCCAGCGCGGTAGGTGAACTCGAAACCTTCTAGGATGGCCGGTTGTAAGGGTCGGAAGGAACGCGTGTTTACACGAGCTTTGGCGAACTCGGTGTACTGGAACAGATCACGACGGAATTGATCCTGAACCAACAGATTGTCGAACCCTAAACGAGAGTGGGCGAATGGAAACTCCACCACAATCCCCACGTCCCCTAAGTCCATTTCATGCGCAGCTTCATACTGAGCGATGGTCAGGTCTTTGAGGTTCTCTTCAATGATGTTGAAGTTGGCGTAGACTCGATTGAAGTCCACACGTTTCAACAGACTCTTGAAGTAGGTGACGTGTTCTTTGAGCAGCGCCATGTACTTAGGCTTGGTGATATTCCCCAGCGTTAAAGGAATGGTCACACTCAACTTCTTACCCGGCATCAGGTTGTCTAGAAGTTCAGCCAACTCCACCAGGCCGTCAGTGTGGAGCAATGCGAGGTTGATGTTAAGAGCTTTGTAGTACTGTGACATCCCCACAACCAAGGGGTGAGTAAGAGCAGCGTGCCCATTGTCAGAACTAACAAGATCGGTAGGACCAACCTTAAACTCAAGAAGCCGAAAGTCTTCCTTTTGGAGGGAGTCAACGAGGCTAAGTAACGCTTGCGTGTCTTCCTCAGGTAAAACGAGGGGAGCATAGTTTTTGTCCACCGTACAGCCGGGGCAAGAGAACTTGCACCCGACCAGTATTTCTAACGACAGGTTGAAAGATTGCGAAATGCGTTTGGAGAACATGTCACAACCCCACTAGACAATCTTTGATCGAGAGCTTCTTCATGATGCTGGTGATCCCTTTCTCGAGACAACTACCGAGGTGGGGACATTCCATACAAGGAGTGTCAGCTAGATAGTCCAGGGAGGCCGTACGAGCGCGCTCACGAGCCGCTAACAGATTCGCCATAGACCAGGGGCGCTCGATTACAAACTCGTCGTCCAGAAACGGACAGTCGTCTTTGAGGAAAGGAACCCAGTAGAGCTTACCGCCTGTATAAAGGAGGTTGACCATGGTCCCAGTGTCGTAGTGAAGGTCAGGGTTACGGCGTCTTTCGTCTTCACCATTTAGCTCCGCATAAAACGAACTGATTCGATGAGAGACTCGTCGAACATTCTGCGCCACCATGAGGTCTTTGTTGGGTGCTCTTCCGTAAGGGATGGTGAGGATGTCGTCTTTGTCCACCACGAATTCAATATCAAACCCATTACGTAAATGCTCCTCGAACTTGTCGTCGATGGTGTCCTGTGTACAGTTGACCACAAACCCTGCTTCGTTTAAGTAGGCAAGGTCTAGAGTCTTTTTGATGTGCTCCAACTTCTCTTTGATCATCAACCCGAACTTCTCATTCTTGAAATGGGAAGGGACGGCTGGGATCAGAAAGCGAATTGGTTTGCCGGGTACTGCGTCATCAATGTCCTCACACATCGCTGTGTAGTTGTCGAGGTTGGTATCGAGGAACGCAGCGTTGAATGTAACTTGATGAAACAACTGAGCCATCTGCTGGAAGGTCGTGTGGTTCATCACTTCCTGCGTGTTAGTCGCAGTCATGTAGTCAGTAGGTCCAACCCCTAAATCGAACGCTACGTAACCCACAGCAGTCATCTCACGGATCAACGCGTACAAGTCAGGAAGGTCGTTAACGTCCCCTCCTAGACTCTTGTCGATCATACAGCCAGCACAGTGATGCCCACAACCTCGGAACAGGTCTAGGGTGATCTCAAGCCTCTGACGGTGTTGTACTTGCATGTTCAGCCCACCTGTCTAAGAGCCCTCGGAATCCGTTGCAGGAATTGTCCAAGGACTTCACGTCGCGTAAGTGTTCTGACAGGCAATTCCCTTTGTAAGGGCAAGTACCGCAGAACAGATTGCCCTCCACACGGAATCGTTCCACCTGACACCAGTTACGGTATTGATGCAAGTCATCCATTTTCAGGAAGAATTCATGATCGTTGTGATCGAACTCCAACACCGCGAAGTTGCCTTCAGGTGTGATGTAGAGATGATCATCACTGTAAGCATTGCGTAGACCTTCAACCGCTTCCTTCACCTGTGTACGGTTCTCGAAATAGAACTTACGTTCAGGGTGTTGGATCACGGCCCACACAAAGTCTTCGAACTCTTTGTAAGTGACGTTGTGCTGGTTGGCTTGGTTGCTCGAGTACGGTTTGATCTCTGCACACTTCATCTGATTGAGCAGATTCATCTCGTTCACGTAGTCGTCCACCGATACGGTATCGAGGAACGCTCTAGAAGCTAACGTAAGCACCGTATAAGGACGATCGAGCATAAAGAGGTTGCCTAGTACCCAATCTGCTCTTTCACGCGCTGTGAGGTCGTATGACACCGTTAAATCGAAGTCCAGACACGAGGTGACTTCGTTGGTAATGGAGCCGTTAGTCACAAGGACTATGTCGTCAATCCCACGCGCATGGAGAATGTCCCGCACTTGAAACAGGTACTCTTTCGGGAGCACCATAACTTCACCACCATAGAGGTCAACGTGGTGTACGTCGTATTCCTCTAAGATGGTATCGAGGCGTTGTTCCAAGATGTCCAGAGGCAACCGTTGACGGTCACGCAGTTGCTCTGGAGTCAAATAGCAGAACCCACATTTGAAGTTACAGTAGTACGTGAGGTTAACGCTGAGGTTAATCGGACTTTTCATGGACTGTGATTTCCAGTAAGAGATATTTCCCTTCGGCCTCTTCGAAGATTGGGATGAGGTCATGACCACCTACCTTGAAGTGTTCGTCGGTCCACAGGTAACCGGTGATGTCGGAGTACCGATGGTCGATCTCGGCATCCAAATGACCCATGACTTGCTCGAGGGTCTGTTCATCAGCTTCTTCAACCGTTTTCAACGGGACGCTACTAATCCAGTACCGGACAGTCACGACGTTGTGAACGATGTCTTCCAGTTTCTCGACCAGACTTTCTTTGTCAACATAGACACAGATGGGATCAGCGCCTGTCTGAGTGTCAATCAAACCATGGATCAAGTGAACGTTGTCTTTTACTTCTTGAGTCATGTTAACCTCTTGCAATAATCTGGACGGATTCATCAACGTACGGAGTTGGCTCGATCAACCCTGTTAAACCGTTGGCTTCAATGATGCGTGGAGCGAGAGACTTCATCTTCTTACAGTGGTACTCCGTCAGACCGAAACGTTTGGTGTCAGCGATCGTCTTACGGCAACCATTGCAGATACTGAACATCGGACACTCGTAGCACGCTTGTTTCATCGAGTCGAGTTCAGCAACTTGTTGGAGAGGGGTAAAGAACTCACCAGCCATCTCTCGCTGGAAGTCAATCGGGTGTTCATTGTCGTCACCAAAGCTACCGCACGAGTAGTAGTTCTGGCCGGGTTGTAACGCACGGATACCGGAGTCACAGTTACGCGACAGAGGACAGGTAGTGTTACCGTGTTTGAGACGACGCACCATCTGTTTGGTGTTGTACTCGAACTCACCTAGACCCGCATCATGGATCTCCAAGTATTGTTCGTACATGTCCGCTTGGGTGTAGAAGTTGTTGTAAGACCCCATCACCACACCACGATTGTTCACCTCAGGGCCTGAAGCAGACACGTAGTTGATCTTGGCTTCAATCCCTAAGTACCGAGCCATCTTCACGGTACGCATTACAGTGTCGACGTTGTCTTGGTCAATCACCGCAATGAAGTCAGGACGATAGCCCACCCGTTCTAGGAACAGGTTAGAGATCTTCAGGAAGTCTTGGTCAGTAAAGACCTCACCGTCACCCTTGAGCCGTTTGTCCCCGTACTGGAACGAAGTCGTCACCCCTACCCGTTCATGCTTAAACAGATCCGTCCACATCTCAGGCTTCTTATAGAAAGCCCACAGGTTGGTAGTGAACGCGAGCGTAGTGTCCATCCCCAAACGGTCGAGGATAGCAATGATGTCCCAGTAGTACTGAGGAGGCATCATCAGGGGGTCACCACCATTCACGATGATGGTTGAGGTTTCAGGAAACCGGTGGAGGAAGCTTTCAATGTCCACCAATTCCACGATGTCTTTGGCTTCTTCTGACAGCTTGGTGCTCGAGCAGAAGGTGCACTTGAAGTTACAGTTAACCGTAGGCTTAATAATGAGATTCATATTTCACTCCTTAGTGACGGCACAAAGCCGGTGGTTCTAGCCACCGGCCCTGGGCTACAAGATTTCGTCGAACAGGAGCTTGATCTCACACTCTGTAGTAGAGCCTTCGATAAAGCTGTGATGCAAGAAGCAACGCAAACCGCAGCGTTGGTAATACTCGCACGACAGACACCCGTAGTGTTCGATGAATCGTTCTTCAGCCGCATGTTTAGCAGCCAACCCTTTACCTTCGTCGAGGACAGCATCTTTGCCCGCTTCCGACCAGCACGTAGTCACCACACCATCTTTGTTGATGATCTTGGTGGAACGACAGGTGGTATCATTAAAGCGTTGTTCTTTCCACGCTTTGATCGGATACGAGTTTGGATACTTCTCAGCCAGCTTCAAATAGAGCTGACGGATCTGCGACTCAGTAGGTTGGTGCTCTTCATATCTTTCGCTTGGTATGTAATGGTCAAAATACACATCGAAATTGCGGCACAGCCATTCGAACTCTTTCCCCTCGTTGTCGTCGAGGAAAAGCTGGATGTTCTGCTTGGTGATTACAACGTTCACTGTTTCCACGTAG